TCTGGTACTTCAGGTCTTGCAGCTATCGGTTACGATTGGGAAACCGAGCAACGCCGAATTGCTGACCAACAATGCCGCCGTGACTAACACGACCGGCTGGGCTTCAAGCGATGCTGAGTTGGCGCTGTCGGCCGACTCGCACTTCGGGTTGCGGCTTACCCGCACGGGCGTGACTGCTGACCGCTACGCCTACCAGTCAGCCCTCACTACCGTAACCTCTGCCCCGTATGCCGTCCGCTTCGTGCTCGGCGCTGGCAAGGGCAACGTGCGAGCGGCGGCTATGGCTGGCACGTCGCAGGGCGCATCTGGGCTGCTCTCTGGCACTACCCGCACAGATGCGGGCAAGTACGTCGAAACATTCACAGCGTCCGGCACATCGTCTCACGTTTCGTTTTACGACTACATTTCGGGACGCGCGGCCAACGACTTCCAGTTTTTGACCTATGCCTCGGTTGCCCGCTGCGGGTTAGTCAACGGGGCTAGTCAAGTAGGCGGTGCTCTGAACATCGACGGCCTGCCGACCTCTACCAACGGGCTGGCGCTGGCGGGCGATTGGGTTGAGATCAACGGCGAACTGAAGCGGCTGACGGCCGACCTTAACTCGAACGGATCGGGGCAGGGCTACCTCATGTTTGAGCCGACGCTGCGAACCTCACCGGCTGACAATACTCCGGTGATTTTCCGCAATCCGATGGGGCGGTTTATGCTTGCCGAAGATCGGGTGTCGTGGGCGACTCGCCCAGGCATTATCAGCGATGTTGAGATGTCACTAATCGAGGACATTGCGTGAGCAGAATAGTTAGCGGCGACAATGCCGCAGAGGCCGATAAGCCATCGGTCTACATGGTGGTGCTCGCCGAGTTGGACTTTTCTTCTGGCGTTGTTCGCGTCCATGACGGCGTTGGTGAGTTGACCTTTGCCGGGCTGCTCCGCATGGAAGACGGCGACAATCTGCAAACAGAAGTACCCGAGAACATCTCACTTGAGGCCGCAGCCGAAACTTTCTACGGCGTGGGCAAGTTTGGCGGTATCGACATCGTAGACGAAAGCATCGAGGTTATCGCTAGATCAATAACCTTGACGCTTTCCGGCGTCGATTCGTCTTTGGTCTCAACGACCATGACAGAGAACTACCAGAATCGCTCGGTGGTTATTTATCTCGGCTTCCTTAATCAAACAGACGGGACATTCATCGACACGCCAGAGGTTGTCTGGGAAGGTCGCATGAATCAAATGTCCTTGAATCTTGCAAAGGGCGTTGCAGATATCAAACTTACTTGCGAATACCGACTGCGCCGCGAGCCTCGCATCGGAAGATTCACCGATGAGGATCAGAAGATATTTTTCCCGAACGATCAATTTTTCGATCTTGTCTATGCGATTCCCGGCTTTATTTCCCAATGGGGAAATCGTGACGCATCCTATGGCGGTGGCGGCTTGCCTGGTACTGACGGCAGCGGGCGCGGCACTGGCGGACAACCGGCGAAAAAATGAAGCGCGCAGACTGGCTGGATAAAATGTGGGAAACCATCGAGGCGCACGAGGGCCGCGCGTTTGCGTGGGGCGTGGATGACTGCTGTCTGTTTGCCGCGCGTGTTTACGATGCGATGCACGACACGCACCACGCCGAAGCACTGGCCGCGCGCTATCACGACGAGTCGAGCGCGTTGGCCTACATCGAGGCGCAGGGCGGAATCGGCCCGGCTGTCTGCGAGTATCTCGGAGAGATGCGGCGCACTCGGCCAATGCGCGGCGATGTCGTGCTGGTAGAGAACGCAGGGCGTGAGATGCTCGGCATCTGCACAGGGCGTGCGGTTGCGGCACTTGGGCCGGATGGCCCGGTGACATTGCCGAAGGCTTCGGTTATGGGGGTCTGGTAATGCCTCAAGCAATCACCTCAATTTTCAACGCAGCAGTGTGGGCTGCGGCGTATGCCGGAGCAAGCGCAGCAACAGCGTATGTTGCCGCCACTGTGGTGACTGCTACGGTAATTTATGGCAGCGCGTATGCCATGAAAAAGATCACGGAATCTCTAATAAGAATTCCGCGAATCCCAAAACAGCCGAACGATGTTGAATACTCTGGAAACATCGAACCTCGTCGAATGATATACGGCGAGATGCTTGTCTCTGGAATGAACGTGATCCCGCCGCTGACCTCTGGCACGAATAACGAATACTTGCATCAAGTCTTGGCGCTGTCCGGTCACGAACTCAACAGCATCGGCCAAATCTATTTCAATCGCACGGCCATCGGCACCATTACGGCGATTACCGGATCGGATGACGACGGCAAGGTGACAAGCGGTGCGTGGAGCAATAAAGCATGGGTACGCGCGTATCGCGGAACTAATGAGCAGACGGCCGACTACAAACTGAATACAGCATTTACCGAGTGGACTTCCGGCCATCGGGGGCGTGAGGTCGGCTATCTCGCGCTGACGTACCAGTTCGATGAGACGGTGTACAAGACGGGCAAGCCGGAAGTGACCGCGCTGGTCGAAGGCAAGCGAGTCTATGACCCGCGTCTGGACTCTACGCAGCCGGGCGGCGTTGGCTCGCAGCGGCTCGATGATCCGTCCACGTTTACCTATTCGTCTAACCCTGCCCTCTGCCTTGCTGACTATTTGATTTCCACGCGGCTCGGGCTTGGCGAGGATACCGACCGCATCGACTGGGTGCTGGTTGCTGACGCTGCGGATATCTGCGACGAACTCGTAAACATTCCCGGCCCGGCTACGCAGAAACGATACACGTGCAATGTGGTGCTACTCGCTACAGACTCGTTTGAGGACAACATCACAAAGTTAGTCGATGCAATGGCGGGCGTGTGCTACTACTCGGGCGGTCAGTGGCGAATGTTTGCGGGCGCGTGGCAGTCGTCGTCATTCTCACTTGACGAGTCCGATCTGATTGACAGCGGGATAAACGTCACAACGGCACTGCCTTACAACAACCGCTACAACAGCGTGCGCGGATCATTTGTGAATGCCGACAAGAACTGGCAGCAGATGGAGTTTCAGCCGGTTATCAATACATCCTATGTGACCGCCGACGGCGAGCAGACGTGGCTTGATGTTGACTTCGCAGCCTGCACCAACGAGTACGAGGCGCAGCGTCATGCGATCCTGCTGTCGCGCCGTGGGCGGAATGCCACGATTGCAACGATCCGCGCGGGAATGTCGGCCTACAAGATTCGACCGTTCGATGTCGGGCAGATCACGATTGCTGAACTCGGCTGGACTAACAAGTATGTCCGCTGTGAGTCGTGGCAGTTCAACCCGGCTGGGTTCGTTGAGTTAGTCGTGCGCGAGGAAGACTCAAGCGACTGGAGCGATCCGCTCGTGGGCGATTACGAAACCCCGACATCGGTGAGCACTCCGGTGCCATCGACCTATATCCCTGCCCCGCCGACTGGGCTTACCGCCAAGAACCTAGCAAGCGGCTTCAATCTTTCGTGGACGGCACCGGCTGTACTTCCGACCGGCTCGGTGTATGAAGTCTACGAGCACACCTCGGTGACGCCATTCTCATCGGCTGTCCGCATTTGGTCGGGCGTGGCAACGTCGGTATTCATCCCGAAAAACGACACGACGACCCGGTACTACTGGGTGCGCGTGCGGACGGATGCGGGCAACACCTCGACCACCGAACCAGCCACCAATGGCGTGGCCGCTGCGGCCGACTCTATTCCCGGCTCGCTGACCGCTACCGTAGCCCCGTCGTCTGTCAGCAAGACAGATACCGGAGCAACCATTGTGACGGCTTCTGTCACGGTCACTGCTGCGGGTGGTACGCCTGGCTATACCTACTCGTGGGCGCGAACCAGCGGCTCTACGTCGATCACGGCGACATCCTCGACGGCTGCAACCACCACTTTCACAGGCTCAAGTCTTGCGAGCGGCTCGACTTACAGCGCCGTTTTCACTTGCACCGTGACCGATTCGGCAGCAGCCACAAAAACCGCAATCGTCTCAGTAGAGATCACCCGCGTGGCGATGACCGCCAGCGCCTCGCCCAGCACGTTGAGCAAGACCGGCACAGCCGCAACGCTGACGACGGCATCTACGACGGTGACGCCCTCGGGTGGAACGGCCCCGTACACCTACGCCTGGACGTTTGTATCTGGCGACAGTTTCACGATTACAAGCGCCAGCGCGGCGACGACGACATTTAGCGCCACGCTGAACGAGGATGAATTTGTTTCGGGCATCTACCGCTGCACCGTGACGGATTCGACAGGTGGCACCCCGCTGACCGCAACGGCGGACGTGCCGGTAACGATTACGAGACTGGGTGGAGGGGGAGTGCCGCCATGATGAACACCAACAGAGGCGCGGATATTGCCGCAGGGGTATCGATTGCAGCAGCGGGAACCAGTTGGTTTTCAAGTGCGAATGAGATCGTCACGTTTATTGCTGGAGTCACAGCGATTATTGTCGGATTGTTTGCAATCATCTCTCATTCTCTGACCATCAAAGAGAAGATCGCAAACAATAAAAAGTAGGGGGCACTATGGACATATTCGAGATGTTTACTAGAGCGTGGCCCGTCATTCTTGCACTCATCACGCTGATTATTGTCTTGTCAAAACTTGACCTACGTGTGGCGGTTCTTGAGGACAAGATGAAGTCGGCCTGGGATTTGATAAACAAAAAGGCCGACAAGTAATGAGCGACAATAGCGAAATCGAACTTTTAAGAGTTCAAATCAAGGCCGAACTTCAGCGGCTTGAGGCCAACAGCAGCGCCAAAGATGTGGCGGGAAAGGCAATCGGCAAGCATGGGCTGGCCTATATCACGGTCATCGTGGTGATTGGCGTACTCTCTAGCCTTGCGTTGGATAGCGACAAGATTGCCGCCGTGATGGGTCTACTCGGTGCCTCGCTGACCGCGCTGATTTCGATGCTGAACGGCATTGCTGGCACGGTCGAGAAAGAAGAAAAGCCAGAGTTTGAGGTTATCAAGAGCCTTATCACCAAGTTGGACAAACTTGACCGTAAAGAACAGCCCATGCGCGTGGACGTTGAAGGCGACCATGTGACCGTGACCAAGGGCGATGACGTTGTGAGGGCCTCCAAATGATGACGATGATCAGCACCTTTCTGTCATTCCTCGCGGGCGGTCTGCCCAAAATTCTCGGGATGATGCAGGACAAGCAAGACAAGAAGCACGAACTTGCTCTCGTCGCAGCGCAGAAGGAGCGCGAGTTGGCGCTGGCTGAACGCGGGCTGATCGCGCAGGCGCGGGTCGAAGAAATTAAACTGGAACAAATCCAGACCGAGACCGCTGGCGAAGAGCGGCAAGCCTTGTACCAGCACGACATTGAGATCGGCAAGGGAGCAAGCCAGTGGATGATTAACCTTCGTGCAAGCGTGCGCCCGGTCGTGACGTACATCTTTGTGCTGGAACTTGTCGCGCTCAACGTGGCCGGTGTGTGGTACGCCTACACCACCGGCATTCCGTTTGCCATTGCGATGGAAAACGTGTTCAGTGACGATGAGATGGCGATCCTTGCCAGCATCATTGCCTTTCATTTTGGTGGACGCGCTTTCAGTCAAAAATGAAAGTGTCAGCAGCGGCTATCCGCATGATTAAGCACCATGAGGGCGTACGCACGCGACCGTATCGGTGCCCGGCGCTGCTCTGGACAGTTGGCGTCGGACACGTTATCGATCCATCACACGCAGCGGTGAAGTATGAAGAGCGGCGCAGTCTATCGATACCCGCAGGGTGGGATCGAACACTCACGATGGACGAGGTGGACGCTATTTTGGCTCAAGACCTTGCGCGGTTTGAGCGCGGCGTGGCCCGACTTTGCCCTGCTTCTGTTAATCATCAAGGCCAATTCGACGCTTTGGTAAGTTTTGCCTTCAACGTCGGCCTCGGCAATCTCC